CGCAAAAATTGATAAAAGGATTAGCAACAGAACCTAAACTAGTTAGGGAGTTGCTAGGAAGAATGTTCAAACTATCAAGGTGCAACGTGTTACCAATAGATCGCACACGCGAAAGGTGCGCGTCCGTCGCATACACGTTTGAAAATTTAAAGTTCGAATTTCCGAGCTGGTAAAGGCCATCGACCGTTGGGATAAAACTTCCCGACAGAGATAGCAACCCGTTGTAAGAGACAACGGAAGCGGCGTAAATGCTCGTGAAAAACGCCTCAGACAATGGGGCAGTGAGGCTACCGAGCGTGGCTAACCCGGTCACAAGAAAGTTGGCCGTCACTTTGAGTGCCTGGACTGACAGGTTGGCCAGTCCACCTGAGGTCAAGTTGTCAAACAACTGAATTCGCGTGCCGGTGGGAAAAGAAAGATCACCGTCCAATATACGCTTAGGGGGCACATAAGGAACAGGGATGTTAGAAAACCCACCGGTAAGTTGCCGAAACTTATACGCGAATTTCAAATATGATAATACCTCACGGCCCCTTAACCGTCAACCGTTTGTTAACGCCAATCTACGCGCTTGTTTGACTGCTCCTCCCATTATCATTCCGCCAAGTGTTCCCGCGGTCGACCGAGTGACGATATCGACCATTCCGGGAATAACATCCATGAGGGAATTCTTAAGAGACCGAAAGGCAAGCTCTTTCAAGCTTTTCTTTGGGTCGGCGGCTTGCAGTCCAGACAAACTCTGGGCCACATTGTTAACCCGCGAAAAACCGACAGGATCGGAGTGCGACGGTGTCAACAATGAAGCAGCGGCAGATCCGATATACTCCAAATGGACTATACCGTTCACCACAAAAGTGGCAGACTGCGCTGCTGTAGCTGAGGACGGTTGAAACCACGCGACAGAAGGTGCTCCACCGACATCAATTGGGCAAGTGGAATTAAAACCGTAAGTATTGCTACATAAAGTCCCAATATCCAAAACGACCCCAAGTGGTGTGGAGTAGTTGACGGTTATCACCCACGCACCACCAACAAAGGCGGTAGTGGCAGAGGTGGGATCGACGACGTACAAATTTCCAGCGGCATTTATAGAAAACGCAGGAGGATTGGGCGGGTAAAAATTACCGTCGAAACCAGGGGTGGTGACTCTGATGTCCAACGATTGCGCATTGGCGGGAAAGGCCGTCTGAAGATAACCAGAGAAGGAGCCGTTGTTCAGAGCAAATGGAATGCTGACATTTGTCAGCAACCCGTTGCCGCCGAACGGATAAACTCTACTGGTCAAATCTAGCGCACCACCTTGACCGGGGGTCGGGAAAGTGAGTTCATTTTCGTCGACACCAGTGTCAGTGGTCATGTGCTCACCGGAACCGATCACCATACGTATAGTCTGTGGTAGACTAGCCATCGTGGCGATAGGAATGGCGGCAGTGTTCTGATGGTTTGGAGCGCGGTATTTATAAACGGTTCCACCTCGATATAACATGGAGCCGGAGTATTCTGTCTTCATCCCACAGGAAACGATTCTTGACGATAAGGTAGAGGATCCACCATTGGCGGAGAAATCGCTACACTGATATGGGGCTGAGTTAAAGACGGGTTCCATGAAAGGAACATACGCCAATAAATTGGTAGACGGAATACCAGATAGTCCGCACCGATTACCAATCATGAATGCAGTTGGGGCATCGGAACACGAGCAAGGAGTGAAGAGAATCCCTCCAGAAGTGGTAGACGAGAACCCTCCTCCTGGAGGGGTTGGGCCACCAATGGTAAGAGTGGATCGAAAAAACGGTCCAATCTTCTGAGAGGGGAAAGAAAGAAGACCCGGTACACAAGAGCCTTTGGCGTCATCTCCAAAAGGCTCAACACAGGCCTCCAAAT